AATACATTTCAATAGTTGAACGGGGAGCTAATCAAATCCCTTTTCGCATAACTAAATCGGAGAACGGCATGATTGATCTAGAAAGTATCTATAAACAAGAAGTTGAGACCAAAGTCCCATCTATCCACTCTATCGTAGTTAATAAGACTGCCGATATAGAGGAAGCTAAAGGCAAAATTGAAGAGGCTGGGTTCTCTGTAGAGAGCATGGAAGAACTGGATTCAGGTTTTGTGTTTAAGCAAGGTGACGTAGAGGCAACAGATCAAATCGTTCTCAAGTACGATGATATCTCAGTTGTAGTTTCTCATGTATCTAAAGAGTTTCAGTCTTATAATTTTGAAACTTTATCCTTTACAGAATTGCACAGTCAAGAAGGTGTAGTGCCTTCTATCCTACTAGCTAAGGAGTCTTTGTGCTCTGTAATGCTTAATGTTCTGCATAATGCGGATAACCCCGCAGATGCAAAAGTAGGAATTACGGCTGCTGTAGATGAGTTCAAATCTTTCGTAGTCGGACTAATTGATCAGGTTCCCGTTCAAGCTTTTAAATTCGAATCTGGAGATACCGAAGCTCAAGTAGTTAAAGAAGACCCTAAATCTGAGGGAGGGGTTAAGGACGATACTAAAGAAGCTGTAGAGGATGAAGAAGCAGCTACTAATGAGGACTCTGAGGACTCTGAGGACGAAGAGGCTGAAGACGAGACTGAAGCCGAAGATAAAGACGAAGCCGAAGTTCTTGTAGAAAAGAAGCAGATGCAGGATAAAAAGAAGAAAGAGAAGACTAAAAAAGACGAGGACATGAGTGAGATCATGGAATCCTTGAAAAAGTTAACCGAAGCGGTGTCAGTAATCCCTAATATCCAGAAGGGTATGGAAGACCTGTCCACTGAGGTTAAAGAAACCGCTAAACTTGCTAAGTCGGCTGACGAGGCGTTGAGTGGAGTTGTGGTTGGGGGATCTACGGAAGATGCAGTTAGAACTTCTAAACAGGAGACTAACGGAGATCTAGATTTCATTAATCTCGACACAGCATACGGAAAACCTGAGTAACTCAGTATCCAGTAGATTAACGGTGTAGAAATAGGAGAGACATATTATGCCATCAAATGAAGAAATACTACAGAAAGCCGACCTTACCCTTAGCGATTTGCAAGGTTCTGGTAAAGGTGGCCTGCTACAAGCTGAACAGTCTAACACTTTCATTCGTAAGTTGATTAAATCGCCTACGATGATTAACGCAGTTCGTGTGAAGACTATGAACAGTCCTCAGATGAAGATCAACAAGATTGGTTTTGGTAAGCGTATTCTACGTAAAGCCACTTCCGGTACTGCTCTGGATACGGCTGCACAGGATGGTGCATTTGATGCTAACGCAGAGGCTACGGCTCGCGCCAAGCCGACCACCGAGCAGGTTGAGCTGAACACTAAAGAAGTGATGGCCGAAGTGCGTATTCCTTACGATGTAATGGAAGACAACATTGAGCAAGCCACCGCAGCTAACAACGAAACGCACAACTCGGGTCCAGGTGGTCTACGTAACACCATCATTTCCTTGATTGCTGAGCGGGCCGCTCTGGATCTTGAGGAACTGGCTCTACTAGGTGATACAAATAGCTCTGATGGGTATCTGGCGATGTTTGACGGTTGGCTAAAGCTGGCGGAAGACAATGGTAACGTAGTTGATAACCAAGGTGCTACCATATCTAAAGATATGTTTAAGCAAGGTTTGAAGACTATGCCTGACCAGTACCTACGCCAACGGTCAGCTTTGCGGAACTATGTCTCAGTTAATAACGAGATCGAGTACCGCGATACCCTGGCTAATCGAGGAACAGCACTTGGTGATTCTGTAATCCAGAATGATCGTGGCGTACCTGCGTATGGTGCAAGCGTTCTACCTGTGCCGATGATGCCAGAAGCGAAAGGTATTTTTACCAACCCGCTTAACTGCATTATGGGTATCCAACGTCAGATCTCTATGGAGTATGAAAAGGATATTTCAGCACGGGTATATACTATCGTCCTGACTGCTCGCGTAGCTTTCCAGATCGAAGAAACAGAAGCCGCTGTTTTGTACAAGAATATCGGTTGATACGAATCCGAGTTAAGGGGGTAGTCTTCTCACGAGGCTACCCCCCATACTCTAAGAACATATAGCTAAGCACTCATAAAGGGAGTTTGATAATGACTAAAGTAGTATTCCGTGGCCCCGGCCTCCGTTATAACATCAAGAATGAACTATTCACCCGCAACTTACCAAAGAATGTAGACGTGGAGCTTGCTAAAGTTCTTACAGATATTAAAGGTTTTGAGTTGCTCGAAGATTTACCAAAAGATGCCAAGCCTAAAGGCGGTAAAATCGCCATTAAAGGTAAAGAAACTACTGAGTCTTTAGATTCTATTCTGAAGAAGCACAGTACTATGGATGCTCGTATTGCGTACACCAAAGATCGGTACGGTGTAGCTTTGAATAAGGCTGATTTTGATGCCAAGTCTTTAGAAGATATCATACGTAGTCTGTACAATGAAGTTATCTCTGTTGAAGATCTTAAAGACTCTAGTGCCAAACTAGACCCGGAAGACGGTGAATCAGGAAGCACCGAAAGCGAAGATGAAACTTCGGAGACTGATGCAGGTGCCAACACCGATGACCGTAATCCAGATACAGGGGGAGTAGCGGTATAACTGCTACGGTATTATAGAATGCTACTGATTAGTGTGAGCAGTATAAGAACATCGTTAGGGTTTGATGACGTTGCGGATATTAATGCCGCTATAGAGTCAACTCTAAAAACGAGCACACAATCAGTAGCCTCTTCTTTACGGACTGGGTTTGGCAGAGGATCCAGAACAGATTATTTCTACGCAACTGCCCCGTACACAATAGGTACCTTTGCTCAACTCTATCTCCTATTAGATCAAGGTTTCGTAGATTCTAGTGAAAATGTCACGATAAAAATAGCACCAACTATAGAGAAGTTTGGCACTTCTGAGGAAGAGGACATCACCACTAACTGCCTCGTTAACTATGAGAAGGGTGTAGTCCACATTTCCGGTAAGAACTTCTACAATCAGGTAATTAAAGTAGAGTATATTGCAGGCTTCAATCTAGATGATCAAGAAGTCACTCAGTACGATCCTGACGAAGTACCAGAATGGCTAAAGAACATCGCTAAGATGGAGACTCTAATAACCTTAGCGCTAACTAGGGAGGATCTCTGGCATTCAGAAGGTAAGTTCACAACAACCGAGTTACGTACTAGATTACTGGATCAGCTTTCTAGATATACGCGGTATGAACCCAAGGCTCTGAATCCCATCTTTTCGGTATGAGTAGAGACGATTTCACCATAGAATTTGATTTTAAAGGTAAGAGGTACAAGGATGCCGCTAAAGGTATTAAGGCATTCTCCAAAGACTTCGAAGACAGTATCTCCAGAACTGGACCAGTGCTCCGCAGAGAGTTACAAGATTATTTAAATCAAGTTACTAATGCACTAGCTAAAAGACACGGCAACCCCTGGCCCGGAGGCACCTCAGGTAATTCCTTGTCTAAAAGATCAGGCACTATGATAGCAGATATAAAAAATAGTGTGGAGGTGCGGGGCAAAGATCTAGCGGATATCGAGGGGGAGATAGGTGGGCCAGCTAGGTTGTCAATACACGAATTTGGTGGAGTGATACGGGCTAAGAAAGCTAAGTTTTTAACCATCCCACTACCCGCAGCCTTAAATTCAGATGGAACCCCTAAAAAAAGATCAGCTAGAGAATGGGATAAGACTTTTGTTAAGCAGTCCAAAAAGGGCAATCTATTGATATTCCAAAAACGAGGTAAAGACATAGTACCATTATACGTACTTAAACCTAAAGTAACTATCCCCCCAAGACTAAATATGGGCAATACCCTACGAGCTGGCGCAGATATGTTTGTGGATAAAGCTATGGACGCTATGGTGAAGGAGATTCTTAAATGACGACTTCGGTTAGAGAAGATATAATGGAATACCTAGAGACTCTAATGAAGGGTATGCAAGCGGGGCAGCCGGTTTTAGACCCCTACCAAACTACTTGGTCTATGGTGACTAGGGAGGATATTGGTAAATTAGTTGCAGGTAAGGCTAATGCTCTAGGCATATACGACACTGAAGAAACGAAAACAGTAAGAAGTAACTATGTCACGGAGTGTCTGCTGCGAGTTGTTTTTGAATTTCACCTCAGGATAGCCCCTGCCGATAGACCTAGTAAGCAGTTGGGAATCCTTTTAACAGATCTTGAACGTAAGGTATTAGAAGATCAGACACTAGGAGGTAAGGCCATTGATGTGGTACTATTAAGTAATGATAAAGATATTGACGGACCTTATGATAGACAAGTTCAAGGGGCGTTATTTGTCAATATACGGTATAGGCATAAAACAACAGACCCTAGGGAGGTAATCTAATGAGCAAAAAGAAACTAGAAAAAGACAGAAATAAGGTGAAAATATCTACTAAGCCTGATAAAGTAGATAGTACGGGTGAGGTTAAGAAAGAACCGAAACCAGCGGATAAAGGCCAAGGTGGTCAATTCGTAGAGATTGGAGGGGGTAAAATTATCCCCGCATCTGAGTTATAAAGAAAGGATTTGGTGCTCCAATGGTAGATATTAAAAAAACACATTTCACAGGCTTGAGTAAAGTTTTTGATAAAGGTGATGAGGGATTGTCAGCCCTTATACGGGGTCTAGCGCAATCAGTTGCACGGACTCACATTGATACGAATTTAGACCTCACTGATAGTTCTACAGGTAGTGCGGATACAGATGGGATAATCGAAGCACAGTCATCCCCCCTTACGGCCTTTACTAAGGCGGGTACGGACTGCGCCCCTAAAGCAGGATTCGACACTGCTGTAGGTAAGATCGCTAACGCAATGGCGGTTCTTGCTGAGCATGTCAATACCATCAATACGGATTTAAGCTTACCGGCTATAACGGACTCCACAGGGGGCACAGTAGGTACCTCAGGGACAGTCCCAGCATTGGATAAAACCCTCACTGCTGTAAATTCCAACTGTGTAGACGCAACTACGGCTAACGCGACCCTCGCGGTTATCAAAACCAATATGGCTACACTGTATGGGGTTGTAGACCGTATTGCAGTGGCAGTAGGTACAAGCAAGCTTTCTAGCAGCCTTGGTGAGTTGTACTCAGGCGGTGTAACTCTAGAAGCTATCAGCTCTACAGGTACTTCAGTTGATGGTACGGCGGATTCTACATTAGCAGATGCTACAGTAGATGCAGAGCTAACTGCTATAGCAAATAACATAGCTACGCTTTCTTGGAAACTTGATCAGATCACCAGTACTACGGTTTCTGAACTGGCTCCTGAAGTAGTAGCTTTCGATATATGATAGGTAAGAAAAGGAGAGTGCGACTATGGCTACACCACTTCTAACTAGGCGTGCTCTCGTTCTTGCTAAGATCGAGAGTACCTACAATACAGACGCTAGCCCGGATCAGACTAACGATGCTATTCTAGTCGAAGATCCAGATTACAGCGTTGATGTTACCATGCTTAACAGAAACTTTGTTAAGACGAGTCTCTCTAAACTGGGGGTAAAATCTGGTCGTAAACTGGCTAGTTTAGGCTTTAGTATGGAGTTCCGCTCTAATGGTAAGACTAATTCAGGATCATTATCTGATGCCCCCATTGCAGGTAGAATGTTACGTGCATGTGGTTTTTCTGAAACTGCGGTATCAGGCACCGGAACTGTAGGCGCGGTTAAAGACGACTCTGGTAACACGAATGACCCTAGTGCATGGGCTGTTGGGGGTGAAAGCACCTACCAGATAAAGGCTGATTACACGATAACGTGTGTTAAAGCCGGAGCATCCGCTACCGCTGAACTTCGAGTGACTGGAGGTACAGATGATAATACCTCAGTCTTACCTTCTGAAGCCCGTTCAGCAACTGTTGAAGGTGTAGGCACTCTGACTTTAGATGAATCTGACCCAACCTCAGTAACGTATACTGTTGGGGGCACTTTCACTGCGGGGGATAAGTTTACTGCCGTAGTGAATGGTGAAACCTTCACCCATACTGTTGTAGCAGGGGATACCGATAATGATGGTATAGCAACTGCACTGGCTGCATTGATAGACGCTAACACTCTATTGACAGCCTCTGCAACAGCCGCAGTGGTGACCGTTACGATACCAAGCACGGCAGTTACCTCAGGGTCTACAGCACTTGATCTTGGCGGATCTGGAACCACAGTAACTCCAACCTTTTCTGGGTCTCTGACCCTAGGGGATAAGTGGACAGTTACCGTTAGTCCTAAAGGTATTAAGTATCTGCCAGTGTCTACTGGGTTTGAATCTATGACTTTGTATGCTTATTTTGATGGCTTGCTTCATAAGATTACAGGGGCACTTGGTACCTTCTCCATTAATGCCCAAGCTGGGGACTATGCAAAAATCAACTTTACCTTTACAGGTCAGTACGTAGCACCAATAGATGCAGCTATGCCGAATAACGCTGTGCATGAAACTGCTCTACCTCCTATGATGGAGCTTGCCAAGTTGAAGATTGATGACTTCTCAGCAGTAGTTGATACGTTCTCTTATGATCAAGCTAACCAGATCGTACCGAGGACTGATGTAAACTACTCTGATGGTTTTAACGGTGTTAGGTTGACTGCTAGAGACCCTTCAGGAGGTATTGATCCTGAAGCTACCCTAGTTGCTGATCATGATTTTTGGGATAAGTTGGCCACCTCAGTAGAGATGCCTTTCTCTATGCGAGTGGGCACTGAAGCAGGGAACACAATTCTAATCACCTCGCCAAAGACCCAGTACACTGGATTGACCTACCAAGCTCGTGATGAAATTCGGGTTCTGGATGCAGGGCTGTCCTTTGCACAGGATCAGGGTGATGACGAAGTAGAGTTTTTCTTTGCGTAAGGGAGTAGACTTTGCAAACTAAGATCTACGTAGTAACAGAAGTTAGAGAATCGGGGGGTGAGGATTTGCTTGCTCTCCGATTAACTCATGGAGCTGCTAGAGAGATCGCCAAACAAAAAGGCGGAAGACGAGTAACTAAATGTGTAGCAACAAAGGACACGCAATTAATTGCACAAGACCCTAAGCTATAAAAGTCAAGCATCATAAAGGAGAGAAGCATGGCAATAATGGGATTGAATACTGAAGCAACAGTTAGATACGTATCTGACTTAGACCCCTGTAAAAAGAAAGATGGTACATGGAAACCCGGAGCTACAGTTTGGGTTATCGGTACTTTAGACTCTTACACTGAAGGTCGTATTAAAGATCAGCTAACTAACTATGATATATCAGAGGACAAAGACGAACCCACTGTACGGATTAACATCCATGACGCAGCTATAGAAGCTTGCCGCTTTGGTATTAAGGGTTGGGAAAAGTTCCAAGACGATAAAGGTAATGAGATCAAGTTTGAGACCACCACTACTTTCATCAAAGGACGTAAGTACCAAGTAGTCAAGGATTCCACTTTAGCTCAGATCCCTAGCGAGATCCTTATGGAGTTGTATCGAGTTATTAAAGATAAAAACTCAGTATCGGAGGACGAAACAAAAAACTCCGAAGAGGGATAATCGCGATACAGCTTTTTCCAGAGCGCGATTGTTCCTCGTGTACCATGACAAAGAAAAGGATATGGGGGTGTGAAGGCGGTGCCCAGTCAATGGTTATTATAGATGGTGAGGAATCAGACACCTGCCCTAGAAGACCGGTACTAGATAACCCCGCATATTTTTCTGAAGTCATAAGGTTATATAGACTCTATCAAAAAGGGATATTGCCCGAAGAGGGTGGGTACTTCAATCAGTCGTATAAATTAATGCGATTGTTTGATATAATTGATGTAACACTAGACCAGTGCGATCAGGACAGGAAAGCCAAGGAGCACGCTAAGAACAATCGGGGAAGGGTTTCTAAAGATGGCCGCTAGTAATCAAGAACTTAAATTTATCCTTAAAATGCGTGATGAGGCATCTAAAACTATACGTGCTACTGGTGGTAGTTTTAACAAGATGGCCAAAGAGACCAAAAAAGCTGCCAATGATGCTAAGAAATTTAACAAAGAAGCAAAACAAACTAAGAATACTCTACAAAGACTTAAGCAAATGGCTGGGGGTTTAGCATTAGGTATGGTCTTCCGCAAAGCTATAACGGATGCCCTCGGTTATCAGCGGGAATTAGTTAAGATCGAGACCCTCACCAACTCTACCGCTGAACAGGTTAAAGAATATAAAAAAGAGATAGATGGTCTAGCATCGTCTTACGGTACTTCAAAGACAGAAGCAGCCAAAGCTATGTTCGTTATTTCCTCTGCGGGTCTACAGGGCGCTAAGGGTACTGAGGTTTTGACTCAGGCTACCAAGGCCAATGCTATGGGGTTAGGTGCCACTGCTGAGATTGCTAGAGCTGCCGCTGCTGCGGTGTTCAACTACGGGGATGCGCTGGAAAGTACCGGGGCCGCTATTGATATCGTTCTTGCCACAGCTAAAGAAGGTAACTTCGAGGTATCCCAACTAGCGGGTAGTTTGGGCAATGTCTTGCCTTTTGCTGAAGAGGCTGGAGTT